TCACTTCCTTAAGAAAGTTGGGAATAGAGAATGTGCTGTCCATCCGATGACGCCACCAACCACCCCCGCAGCAGTAATCCACGCCTTGAGCCCTGCATACTGCCGTTCTAGCTCACTAATTCTTGCATGCTGCCCCTCTTGATCAGAAGATAGCTCGGCCATCTGCCTATCCCTGTCATCGAGCCGCTGCTCAATCCTGGCGGTTCGGTCGCGGATCTCCAGAAGAATCTTGCTGTCTTCAGTCATACCGCTCCTCCTTGAAAGCTGCCTCTATTCCTCTAAAGAGTGCAACTGCCATTAAGTCCTGATACGCAGCATTTGAAAGGAGCGTCTCCATTTTTGAATTCGTAATAAAATCCAGTTCGATAAGAACTGCTGGCATAGATGTCCTTCTAAGCACACAAAAATTGGACTCCTTATCAATATCTCCATCGCTCCAGTCTCCACGGATCACTACATCAGGGAATGCTTCCGCCCACGCTTTCGATATACTCGTAGCGACATCATCAGCCCTTGTTTTTCCACGGCTCGTCCATACCTCAAAACCACTTGCCCGTGCGGAAGCTGATCCGTTGCAATGAAGCGACAAAAAGAGATCCGCATTGAAGGCGTTAGCCATAATAGCTCTGTCGTTCAACCCAACAAAAAAGTCCCCCCGGCGTGTAAGGAGGACTTTATGTATTCCCTGAAGCAATTTTTCAAGTTTTTTAGCTACTGCAAGTACTATTATCTTCTCTTTTTTCTCACCCGGACCAATGGCCCCCGGGTCTTTCCCGCCATGGCCGGGGTCTATACAGATTCTTTTCATGGAATCACCTCCTGCTTCTCTTCTGGCCGCAATTTAAACTCCTGTAAAAACTTCTCTACTGTTTTATGGCCATTGCAGTGTTGCATGTATCCTAGCCACGAAAACAGCACCGATTTTATTGTTTCGATACTAATTCTGCCTTCTGAATATAACTTCGCCATTTTCCGCAATTTGCGCTGCGCTCGTCTTACATTTCTCTTACGCGGGAGCGTATGAGTCGCCCAAGTTCTATACCCGCAAAAATTAACCCCTTGTACAGCGCTGTATATGTGAGTCTTAGGGTTTAACTCAAGTTTTAGCTTATTACGCAAGAAATCACGCACTTCGATTAAAATATCTTTCAGCGACGCCTTTTCACTTGAGAAGAACAAGGCATCGTCCATATAGCGTAAGTACCTTTTGATCCCCAAATCATCTTTTACGAAGTGATCAAGCTCGTTTAGATAGATATTTGCGAAAAGCTGCGATGTGAGAGCTCCTATAGGTATGCCCCTCCCTTCAAAGCCACTTTTTCTCACGATTTTGTTCAAGAGCCAAAGAGTATTTTTGTCTCGTATCGTTCTTTGAAGAAGCCCCATCAAAACATCGTGATCAATAGATGGGAAATAACTGCGTATATCTGTTTGGAGCACATAGCATCGCTTAGCTGAAAAGCTCCGTAAAAATTCAACAACTCTACTATGCGCGGCATGAGTGCCTTTGTCTTTACGGCATGCGTACGAATCATAGATAAATTTCTTCTCAAAAAGAGGCTCTATTACCCGTACCAATGCATGGTGAACAACTCTGTCAGTAAATGGCGGGGCTTGTATAACCCGTTTTTTAGGTTCATACGTGATAAAAGACTTCCACTTTCCTGGGCTCCATGCATGCCATATAAGTCGGTTCTGCGTGTCAATAAGCCTTTCCTCTAGGTTCTTCTCGTATCTAAGGATTTCAGATCTAAATCGTTTTAGCTTCCGTGCTTCTTGGTATCCCTTATATAGATTTTCAAACGATACTATGCTTAACCAAAGACCATTGAAAGTTTTAGGCGATTCTCTCACCTCTTTCCAGAATGACGAAGCAGCGCCATTTTCGCTCATAGCAAAGCTACTTACCGCGCCGCGTATATATATCTTTCTCCCTACTGGAGAGGAAACAAATCCCTTTTCCTTCTGCCACTTCGCAAGGCCATGGCCTTGCGACATCTAGGCTTCCTGAAGGGAGAGCGAGGCGAAACCCGTTGTTCGTGTTCGAGTTCGAGCGAGTGTTGTTCAGATTCAAGGCACACAGCCCGTCGAGTGGGCCGTTGCTCCAATTGCCACCACGAAACGCCACTAACGATTTGTTCCCTATGTCTTTATCTTCTTGCTGTCTGTTTAATCCACCCGCCTAGCATTTTCCCAATCTCCGCAAGCCGTAAAGATGCCTGCTCATATTTTTTGAACGGCATAAACCCCATAGCCATTGAAATGCGGATCAGTGATCTCAAAACATCCAGCTCAACGTCGAGGTCATAGAGTAGCGTCAGCCTGCTTCTCGTTTTGTTCGCCCTAATAATAAGTTTCAAAATTCGAAGCATCGTATTCCGTATTTCTGCCGCCGTGGTGAACCGTTCAGATTTTGGGAAATGCGTAAGGGCCTGAAAAACGTATTCCATGCAATCCTCGAATTTCTTCTTTATTACAAGCTTTTCCAAAACAGATCACCAGAAACCCAGATATCAGATCGTCAAGGAACAAGCGAGGCGAACCCCGCTGTCCGTGCCCGAGTACGAGCGAGTGGCGCACAGAATCAAGGCACACAGCCCGCCGAGTGGGCCGTTGCCCCAATGGCCACCACGACACGCCTGAGCCGTAATAGCCGTGTCGAACCAAAAGCCGTCAGTTCCCCTGTACGCTTCTCCGCTTATTGCCGGAACAAGCTCTAGGGGGAAATCGGCCCTTAGAAAATTAAAAGATCCACCACTCGTACCAAAAGTGGGCTGAATGCCCGTTGATACCATGTTGCCTGTTTCATCAGCGAGATATAAAGTGCCACTTACAAGCTGCAGCCCGTCAATCCACTCCCACGTGTTCCCCACAAGATCAAAGATTCCGTCTGCACGAAGGTTGTGTGCACTCGTTACTGGCCCTGTAGATGTCAACGCTCGGCCAGAAACTGTCGGGTCTGGCGTGTGAGCTACGCCCATGCCATCCGATCCGCTGACACTGTTGCCGGTGGGGTAAATATCGTGATGAATGCACCATTTCGCGATATTTACCCACTCCCTGTTGCGTACGATGTGCCAGCCAGTCCCCTTCGATGTTATTGCTGTATATGCTTCGTCAAAGGTTACGTTGCACCACGGTACAACGCCAGGTCTTGACGTTGGGGTCGTTGTAGAACCCCCACTTGCCGCCGTAGCGTCGGATTTGCTTGCGAGGTGCCGACCGACCCAAAAGGCATCGCCGATCCATGAGCCACCAAGCCAATTCGGGAACAAAAACATCTCATCGCCCGTCGTCTCGCCACGGGCAAAAGCGAGATCTGCCGCTCGTGGTACATACCCAATAATATATTCGCTGTACTTTGCGCTCGCAGGAGGCGACGTGGTGAAGTTGAAAAAGACGCCGTTTGCCTCTTCCGTGTAGTCGGTGCCTGGAACAAGTTTCTGCCCATCTCGCCACACCCGTAATGTCCCTGCTTCGTATCGCCCCTTCCCCTGCCACCCAATGGGGTATCGCGTTCTCTCTCCGTCGGGCTTCAGGAAGAGCGGCTCTACGAGGATGCCATCTTGGAAGTAGGTTGGAAAATTTCTAGCGTTAATTGTGATCATTATTCTGCACCTCCAATACAAGAACGTCGTCCCCGCTCCGGCTTACAAGCCAGTAGCAACTGCCCGTCTCTTGGAATGATTCTTTTTCTACAGGAATTGCTCCCTCGTTTCCGTTCTCAACTACAAGCCCCGTAGCTGTCATGTACACTGTATCGCCGTCATTTAGGGTAAAAGTCGAACCGCTCATTTTGTGTGTTGCGCCATTGACAGATATATCGAAGGCGGGAATCGTAACCGAAAAATCTTCGGCAATATTTATATCTACGCTCCATGCCAGCCCCTTACCGCTAGGGTATGTCAGTTTATTTATATTCATGCATACGCGCCTCCCATTAGGTTGCCGATTTCGTCATACTGTAATATATAGCTTGTAAGCCCGCTTTGTATCTGCGTCAGCCTACCACCTGCATCTCTCGCTACTGTATATTCTCTGCCATCCAAGATGTATGCCGTCGGATCGCCTTGAGAATCCCTGGCCGTGATGGTGAAGGGGCTCAACTCAGATATTGCGGGAAGAGCGCTCTCTAAAATGTGCCCGTCGGCGTCCAGGCCTGCGTAGCCACCAGGCTGATCTTTTTCAGCCATTTCCTGGAAGGCTGTATCGGGTTTGCCGTTGAGGGTTGAAGAGTCGTTAGCAGTAGTGGCTATAGTAGCGGTTGCTGCATTTCCTGTTATGCTCGTCGGGAGTTTCCCCGCCGCATCGAGCTTTAAAACCTTGTTCGGTTCCGGAGAGGTTACTACCTCGGAGGTTTTTAGATAAGGCAAATTCCCATGCGCCAAGGGCGCTGTGTTATGCTCTGCAATGCTATCATCCACATATCCCCGTGTTGACAGCACAACGGCAGGGTCAATCTTCAACGTAACCACAGACGTATTCGACACCTCTAAAATCATCCTGATATAAAGATCTTTTCCAGATCCCTCAGCCAGAGCTGGCTTGTATGTAGCCGGGTATTTGCCCAGAGCTATCAAATCGCCCTCTGAGTCAATAATTCCGGCCTCTCGAACGGTAAAACCTCCTGTTGATGTCGGAATCACCACTTCAACGATAATCCAGTTGGGATTTTCACTATCCGTTTTTATCTGATTTATCGGGCCACACCAAACCTCATTTTTAAGAGCTGTTTGCGACTCAATAGGATCGTAATAATTTCCAGAGCCATCTCCAACAGCTATGGAAGAAAACTGCACTGTTGTTCCCAACGCTTGGGCGTTAGCCAGTTTAGCTTTTCCCGTATTTGTTAAAATCGTATAAAAGTTTTCAGCCATATCACCACCTCCTAAAGCGGATAAACCGTAACAGTTTCAACAACTTGGGCTCCAATGCCCCATCGCCAAAATGCTGCACTCTCAACTTCCGTCACGTTGTACGGATAAACTGTAATTTCTTCACCAAAGAGGCTTGCCATTGCAACTTTAGGAACCACACCCCGTACAGTAAGATATACATTCAACTCGTCGAGCCACGAACGAACGTTCTTGTACTCATCTATTAGTCGCTCTAAAAGCACATAGGTCTGCTCATCAAGTCCACGCTCGCTAAGCTCAAGAATCTCTACCTTGAATTTGTACGGCTCCCCACCGTATTCATACCATTCTGAAATAACTCCACGCATGGAGAGCATTTCGAAAATGCGAAGCAGCGCCGCTTTCGTTCCTTTCAGACGATGTATCTCAACAGCCCCTTTAACAAGATCTCTTTTCTCTTCAACCGAAACGGCCAACCCCGCACCCTCATCAAGGGTGATATGAAACTCCCACAGTAATAAATCTAGAACCATTTCGGACAGCTCATCGATACGCGGCAATATGATAGTTTGAATCAAATGGGTATTAATATCAGCCAGTTGGTCATCTAACGCTAAAGTTGCGGCTTCCACCTGAGGATCTTCAGCAATGCTTCCAGGGATAAGCTGCCTCAGCCCGCTAGCCATCTTCAAGTCCTCCATAATTTACCGTCACACTATCTTCCTGAGCGATTTGCCATGACTCTAATGCCGTATAAACTGGAGATGTTACAGAAACTCTCTTCGCCCCAGCATCCATCACACGCTTGATAAGCGCCGAGGGGTTAATATCTCGGCCCAGCTTCGCCTTCTGCCACGCAATATATTCCCCCACCGCAGTTTCCACCTGAGCCTGTATCGCAGAAATAGAGATAGCTTCTACGCGATCTATGAAATATGTAATATCAATAGAATAGGCAACCCGTTCCGGGGCTAAAACCGATACCCGATCTGTCAGTGGGCGCACGTCATCAGCTGAACAAATCTTTAAAACGGCATCAAGAATTTCGGAACTGGGGAGTTCCCCTCCCTCCATCAACGGCCTTATTTCAACTTCTCCCGCAGCAGGAGATCTTACCGACACGTCAATTATTCCCTGGTGTGCAGTACGTGCCCAGAAATCATAGGCAAGTCGAGGCCCTGCAACAGAGTACCTTTCCATAGCTTGCCTTATACGCAATCTAAAATTATCATCTGATTCTTCATCAACACCACCCGTGGAAGCAGTTATATTTTCCACTTTTGAGATATACGGAAGAGGATCCACCAGTTTACTGATCTGCCCTATTGCAAAACCATTCCCGATTGAACCGCTCTGAGTACAGGTAACGACAGCGTCAACATACGTTGCTCCTGGGGTTATCTCGAGGGCTTCCTGCGTAGCAAAAAAGAGCCCATCTCCAGGAGTAACGCGAGTTCCCTGAGGTATAGAAACGGCGAATGTTTGAGCTATGGGCAGTGAAAAGCGAACAGTGGCCATTGCCGACTGCTCAGGAAGCCTCACAACCCCCTGCCTGTCACCAAGATGATCAAGATAGGTTCCCGTTGAATAAGCCAGCAAATTTTGCTTCGCTGAAAAATCAATAATTACACGCTGTTGCGCTATAACAGCCGCTACAGCCTCCAAGAAAAGTCTGACCGGATCCCCCTTTGCGAGAATCCGGCCTGCTGTTTGTTCATATTTCGCTATGATCTCAGCCTCGATCTTGGCTGCAGATTTTTCTGTAAAGTCTATGTTAGGTAACGTCACGAATTCTCACCTTCACTTTCGGGATCAGAATTCCATCAAAATGATCGCTTTCAACAAAACCTACAAACGTTATTTTCGCTCTAGGTTCAAACTTTTGAATCGCGCTAGCAATTTCAGCTGACAATGCAGCCTGAGCCTTGGGTATTGGCTCGTCAAGCATGGTTGCACTGAGTCCAAATTCGCGATCAAGTGGAACAGAATATTTCATCGTGGTGAGGATAGTACGAATGTTTTGTAAAACTTCTGCAACCTCCGTTTTAGGCCCAAAATCAATTGCACCTTGTGCTCCGATCACCTCATATTCCATTGTTTATTCCTCCACATATTCGCGTAAAGTCAAATCAACAGTAGCCCGAAGCAGGCGCCCATGATTATCAATTTGTGACCATGTTTCGTTTATGCTCTCTATAACAAATGTCCCCAACGGTCTTCCAGCTAAAATAAGAGGTGCATAAATGCCATCGTCTCTCATTTCGCGCAATCTATCTATTTCAACGCGAGGATTTACACCCAAAGCAACCCTAAAACAAATTGTCATTGTCACAGAATCTAGCCCAGGCCCCATAAACTCCAATACAGGCTTTTGGCCTGCCACTTCATGTGTGCCAAATCGTGCGGCACCTTGCCTTTGAAAGTTTTCAGGGGTTCTCACTTTATCGGCTGACGTCTCAAAAACAACATCATCAAAGCTACCTATCATTTAAAGTTACCCCCCTGCAAAAACGTTATTTGATCCTGTAGCAACGGAAGATCCACACGCTACAGGATCCCCAACTCTTCCGGCTTCTTTGCCATTTATAAACACAGACGAACTACCAGACGCCAACACAGATGCGTGGCACTCTGGAATATCAGGGCAACAATGCTCAGCCCAAGCATCGCCTTGTCTATGCCATGCTTTGCCATTAACAAAAATATTAGGAGATCCTTCAACCGAAGGCCGAGATGGCCATCAGCCATGGCCGGTACAAACATCTCCTAACCTAGTTGCAGCAGGCACGTCTTCACCTCCCTTAAGAGTTTAAATCAATTCGAGGTGCCTGAAGCGTTATATGACTTTCGCTCTCAATTACGATATCTCCTGTGGAATGCACCGTCGTAGCTCCACTGCTACGATCATGCTCAATCCATGTACCATCCTCAAAATCTATGCGGCGTTTATTGGGGTCACCGATCGTTGGCTTGTCTTTTGCGTTATACATAGCCCCTAGACAAAAACCTTGTTCCATACCATTGGGCAAAAAAACGCATAACACTTGCTCTCCAACATCGGGTATAAAATAGTCTTTATTGCGCAAGGTCTGCCTCACTAGAACAGGTAAATCGTAGCTTACCATGCTGTCTTTATCCCGAAAAAGCACTCGAACGGTGCCTTCTTCGGCATTAGCCGATGAAATCGTCCCTACACGCAAAATATTATTTAGTCGTTCCTCTATATCCATGAGGGCTTGATAATAGTCGAACATTAGTACCCCTCCAACACCCGGTGAGCTTCCAAAGCAGTTAAATAGCCTCCCTGTTGATATGAATGCACTGCTTTGTCAATAAAATATTTACCGTCGAAATGCCCCCAGCCACTAAATTCAACATTGATACCTGCGACAATGCGCGGATCTCCACCTAACGTAATACTGCTCGTTGCCTGCTTTTTATTTTTTTTCCTAAGCTCTTTTTGTGCCAAATCCATAGCCTCGGCTAAAGATTCGACACGCTTATTTATCACCAGCGTCTGGCCTTCTTCAGCATCTGGAACGGTGTATGTATAAGTTTGTTCTTCTTTCTTTACAGAGTCATAGTATTTCACAGTACATTTAGCGAAAATATCGACTAAACTCGATGAAAAGGAGTAACGCTCTACATAGCTAAGTTCGCTTTTAATAACTAGAGCCGCGTCTTTTTGCTCATATGCCTGCTCTTCGAAAATAACCACTTTCTCATCTGTTACCTTTAATAAACATCCGGCTTCTTCGCAAAGTCTCTGAAGAAAAGCTAGGTCAGATTCATCTCGCTGATCGCGTCTCTCATATAAAGAATCAACTGCATCGTATAAAAGCTCAACCCTATTATTTTTAGCGATATCTCCAGCAATGCCTGAAAGAGAAATGTTTTCCCATGATCGATTTTTCTTCTCATTTTGCAATGAACTTTTCCCAGGAATTGAAATAGCTTTTATTTCAACAACCCCAGGTGGACCAGATAATGTAATCTCATCAATAGAAAAAGAGCCGCAAGGAAGTATCTTTTCATCACCAACGGCTCTCCAATTTTTTGTCTTAAAAGATACATTAATAGTTGCTCCTTTTTGAGGCATCCACCCTCCTCTCCAAAGCTCCTTTTTATCTTGTAGGATAATTGTTATATCGTCAGCTTTTCCATGCGCATTGTCCGTATATGTAATTGAGAGAAGGAAGGCAGAAATGTCTGCGCTAATATCAGTACCTTCGTATAATAGGGAAACCGCTGTCCGTCGACTCTTCATAAAAGTCTCTTCCTTTTCCAAGGAGGCATAGAGTCTGGCAACCTGTATTTTTTACTGACGTCAGGTATTTTGATATCTACCCCCTCACTAAAAAAAACTGTTTCTCTATGTTGGGGATTAGCTTCGATAATATCTGACATAAAATGCTCGTCCCCACATGTCTTTAAGGCAATGAGGTCCCATGTGTCACCCTGAACCGTCTTGTATTTAGACATAACTTAGCCTCCTCTCGTTATCAAACATCTTTCGCATCTTTTCAAGTAAATCGTCGTTACCAGAGGCAACAGCTCTTTCAACATCTTGCCGGGTGTCTCGCGTTTCACTCGTTGAGATACGAATGACAGGCGAATAGTTTATCGTTATGTTGTTATGAGATCCTCCATCGCGCATTGTCGGTGCTGATGCCGCATCCCCTAAAAAACCTTTCATGCTATCGCTGAATGAACGGCCAAGTGTTGCTTCTAATGGGGTGCTCAAGGTGCTTTGAGGAACAGACCTGGCACCCTGGGCTAGTGTTTTCATTATCGCTTGCCCAGATTCCGTTAGGTGAGATAAAGGTCCTTCCTTAGCGTCGGAAAATGGCAGAAGCTTCCGGACACGAGAAAGCACCCCTTTAACAGCTTCGACCGGCGCTGAGGCCGCGCTCTTTACGCCTGCGACAAAAGTCTGTATCAAGGCCCTTCCAGACTCAGATAGGTCAAAGTTGAAAATACTAAGGATTTTTGCTGGGATTGATTTTATGAAACTTACAAGAGCTGCACATTTTTCTCTTATACCATTTGCAAAAGCTCCAAACTTAGCGGCTATGACATCCCAGTTTTTATATAAGATGACCCCAGCAGCTACTAACGCAGTAACACCCATAATCAACAAGCCTATTGGATTTGCATTCATCGCCGCATTCAATAACCACTGGGCGCCTGACCAAGCTTTAGTAGCAATAGTAACTAGCTTCATCTTAACCTGAGATGAGGTTAAAAGAGCTTGAAGAGTCTGCAATGCTAGTTTCCCCTGTAAGAAACCTCCGTACAAAAGAGACCAAGCATAAGAAGTGCCTATAGTAATAATTCGTAATGCCATGAGCCCCGCAACCAGGCCCACAACAACTTTAGTAAGGGTAGGAAATTTTTCTGCCCCCATAGAAACAAACGAAACAACAGTAGCAGCTCTAGATGCCAAAGCTGCTATTGTCGGTAAAAGAGTATTTCCAACAGAAATTGAAATAGACTCCATAGCAGATCTAAATTTTGTTATAGCCCCCTTGGCATTGCTAGTAAATGTTTTTGCCATCTTTTGCGCCGCGCCTTCTGCGTTTTGAATTTGCAAGATATATTCATCCAAGGCTCCGGTCGATGATTGTTTAATAAGCTCTGTCATGCCAGCGACTGCTTCCTGACCAAATAAAGTAGCTATAAAAGCAGCTCTCTGAGCACTCCCCATCCCTTCTGTTTTTTGTGCAATATCTTTCAAAATAGCCGGGAGTGATCGCAAATTCCCCTGAGCATCCATTGTCGATAGGCCAAGTGATTCCAATGCATCAGACGCTTCTTTTGATGGTTTTGCGATCTTTACAATAGCTGATCTTAGCGTTGTTCCGGCTTGCGACCCCTGAATACCAACGTTTCCGAGCAGTCCTACCATCGCCGAAGATTCTTCCATAGAGATTCCCATAGCAGAAGCAACTGGAGCTATGTATTTCATAGCATCGCCTAGTTGGATAATGTTAGTGTTTGATGTTGTGGCTGTTTTCGCTAAAACATCGCCCACTCGACCCATTTCTTTTGCCTTAAGACTAAATCCTGACAATATGTTTGATGCGATATCAGCAGTTTGCGCTAAATCGAGTTGGCCTGCAGAAGCCAAATCCAGCATACCAGGCATGGCTGCTAATACTTCATTTACCTTGAATCCTGCCATGCCTAAAAATTTCATGCCCTCGCCAGCTTGAGATGCAGAAAAAACAGTATCCCGCCCTAACCGTTTAGCCTCAACACTAAGAGCCTGCATTTCCTGGGCGGATGCATCCATAATGCCTCCCACCTCAGACATGGTAGCCTCAAAATTCATCGCGGCACGCACAGGTGCTCCTACTGCAATTGCCATTGCCGTAGCGTCAAAAAGCTGACCTCGAAGTTTTGATGTTCTTTCACGGTTTGCTTCTATTGCTCCCCTTGTGGCTTGGAGGTTTTTTTGTGCCCGAGTAGCCTTCTCTATTTGAGCCGCTAGTTTAGCGGTATCTGCGCTCAAGTTCTTTGTAGATATTCCAGCAGCTTTCATAGATTCAGCCGAGCACTTAAAATCTTCTTTCTGCCCTTTAAGCTTTGTACTTAATTCAGAAACCTTTTTTTTCGCCCGTTCATAATCTTGCGTGAGTGCCTTGCTAGGGTTTTGGGTGTTTTTTATTTCGCGTGCGAGACGCTCTAAATCTGCCTTCGCATTACGAAATTGCAAAGAGGTTTCTGTCACCTGAGATCCAAGCTTTTTAAAGTTACCTATTTCCGCTTGAACCTTGTTAAGAACAGAAACCTCTTTGTTAAGATTTTGCAAAGCCCCAGTTGCTGTCAGCATAGACTTATTAAACGAGCTTTTTAGCTTCCCATCTAACTGAAAAGCTAACTCATAAATTTTTGCCATGCTATCACACCCTTGGCAGTGCTTTTTTTAATGATTCAGCCCATGCTGGTAGTTCACGAAGGGGGACATTGAGCCAAAATGCTATAGAAGTTGAAGATGATATGGCAAGTTGAGTTACAATATCGCGGATCTGGTTGCTGGCGTTCTTGGCTAGTCCTGCATTAGCAAAAAATTCTGCACCTGCAATGTTATAGCCGTAAAATCCTTAGCTCCTAGAGAAAGGATGAGCTCAACTGGAACCTTCGCTGCCCTTGCTGCCACATAAGCCTGAAAAGCCTTTGATGTCTCTGCAACTCCAGCAGCATTACCCGTGGCCACAAACTCCCTCTCCGCCACAACAATATCATCACCGGTTAGGGATTCTAGGGGAACATTGATATCTTTATATTCTTTCCCCTCAAATGTAAGAGGCTTATTCAATTCATGTTTCATATTCACCCACTCCTTACAGACCTAAATCTTCTCTCACAGAAGCTAGGTAGTCTTCTTCATCTATTACACAAATATAGTTAAACTTATCGATTTCTATTCGAGGAACCCCGTCATACCAAAGCTTAAGGTATACGACTTCAAATTCAACACTAGAATCAGAAGTTGTTCCAACGTCAAACTTTCCCAAACCGATAGTTTTAGGAATACCTCTGATGGCTAACTTTATAGGTGTTGTTTTGTATTCTCCTGAGGCAGCATTATAAACCTGAACAGATCCACGTAAATCTAGCGCATGCGCTCTTTGTTTTGCTAGGGTAGTTGCTTTCTCTGTAAGAGTCCTCCAGTTTAAGGTAACGCCCATAGAGCCAAAGTGCCCGAGCACTGGTGAATCTACCTCTCCGGCAATGCCTGCGCCCTTAACAGTCTCTGTCATGGCTTCTAGCGATGGTAGTTCAACATCCGCAACGCCAAGTAAATCAATTGAACCTTCTAGATACACTCTAAAATTTATTAGTTTTTCAGGTACTGGGTTACTCATTTATCTGACCTCCTAAGCAAACAGTGTTTGTAAATATGCCGGGTCATATTCAAGAAGGAAATCTATTTCACGGGCAGGAGTAGGAGGTGTGATGTAAACGTGGAATTTCACTATACCGTCCATGAGGTCCGTAGTAGGGTTTTCTTCTTGCAAAAACTCTACTCGCCCACCCAAAATAAATTGCCGCGCAGACAATCCGTTTAACCAGATGTTCGCTGAATCGACTATTGTTTCTATTAGCCGCTTGTTGATGGGATAATCCACCTTCTGCCAAAAGGTTTGAACTAACGTATTCCCTATCCAGTTAAACATGCGTCGTAGTGGTATAAATGCATCTTTGGGATCTGTTACAGAGGGGTAAACACCAGTTCTATTTCCCCAACACTTCCAACCGCCAATAAAGTTTAATCCTGTCACAACACCTTGCCCATTTAAATAGGCTGCCTGGTCTGGCCCAAGCCAAACTTCTTCCCCAGAGTCCAAAACAACACTATTTGCTTGGAAAGACTTATTAGATGGGCTCATGTACGGGATGTCTTCGTTATCTGCGTCTGTTTTGCAAATAACACCAGCTACATGAGTGCTCATGTGGAAAGTCTTGTCTCCTAATTTGAGCTTTGGCCAACATACAACTTGAAGCTTGTCCATATAATTGTTCGTGTTCTTCCATGCAGCAACATCTGTATATAGAGTTACCTCATCTGTCGGGATATCCGTTATAGCAATGGCTTTGAAGTGTTCGTTAATATTGCTTGCCTTTGCCGTCATGACTGCTGCAACAACGGGATCATCGCTCCAACCAGGAGCGACAATCTGACCAGGTATTAATCTAAATCGAGGGAATATCTCATTAATAAGCTCAAGGCCTTTCTTTTTACCTGTCGCTATGTCTACTCCTCCAACAATATCCGTCGAAGCAACAGCAGAAGGGTCAAGATAATCGTACTCAACTGTAAGAGTAGCTCCTTCGGTGATTGTTCCTGTAGGTATACGGGAAATAACACACTCTTCTTCATTATTAAATGATAAAACGTAATCCGTATTAAGCTTATTTGTTGTGGCATCGGTTTTAATAACAACAGAAGACAAGAGAACGCCTTTATTTTTCAAAATGGCTTCGCCGTCTGCATTTAATGTTACAGATTCTGTTGGCACTGAAGATTTATGGGTCACTGGGTCTAGCACGTTTATAAGCACAACTGGCCCAACGGCGTATAAGGCAAACTGCGAATATATAAACTCACAGAGCGTGTAATCTTTCCAGTTTGCAGAATAGCCTAATGCTTGCACAGCTTCTTGATAAGAGTAGCAAAGAACCGGCTCGTTTACCTTACCCTTGCCATCTAAAGATAAATTCACTGGAGCTGAGCCAATAACGACAGGCAGAGCCGCATCGCTTCTTACTGGTGGAACAATGGCAGTTGGAATCTCAGAAACATAAACGCCATGTTTATACGACATCCTCATCACCTCTCATATGAGCTTTTGCCTGTCTGTATAGAAGATTTTCTTTTGTCCCTTGTTCATTGATTTTTTTTCGAGTGTTGCTCAAACCTTTGATTGGAACAATAAGAGCTCCAATCGCTGGAGTTTTTTCTACCATTTTTTTTACATGGGGAGGTATTCCACCTTGAAACACTGTAAATTGAGCTAGGCTACCTCCTGGTAAGTTCGGCCCGCAATAAACAACTGAATCAATTTCAGGTAGAGTTTTCTTGTCTCGTTTTTTTGACATTTACATCACCTCGGTTATTTCCTGTGGAAGTGGCACAACCCACGTTGTTGTAATTTCACCAGCCCATTCAGGATATGGCTGGTCATCAAACAACCGCCACGAAAAAGGGTATTCCATCCTATATTTTTTCTCTAAAACACGCTGCTCTCCAAATGCAATGCGAATTCGTTCCATGATGTTCAGAACATCCCGGAATCCGTTCGGATCTTCCGCATATGTGCCAACCAGTATTTTTACCGTAACAGTGGCCATTTCTTCAGAGTCTTTGCCTTCTGAAGCTCGTACAATGACATAAGGGAAGTCGGGGATGTCGCTCGATCTTTTGGGAGGAAGCCACCCAGCGACAACCTGCGGAGACTTTGTAGCTTTTTGGTTTGTTTCAAGCGAATAATTTGCAACGACAGTACCCAGAAACGCACAAATTGAATCGACAAGGTCATTCACATTTAGCGGCCTCCTTCCATTAAGTAGATGATTTGATGGTCAAGCTCTTTCTCAAAACGTCGCAAGGCATTTTCTTCTATAGCTATGCGAACTGTTTCTGAGCCGATCATTGTCGGAGTAGCCGGGCCTGTCAGTTTTTTTATTGGAAGTCTTCTTTTGCCAACACGTTCAAAAACTCCTGTTTGACTACCGTTCATTGTTCTCACAAAGGCATGAGCTAATGGTTTCATGGCTCCCCCAGTATTCTTTACCTGCACCCTAACCGGCCGTTTCTGTTTTACGTTTTGTTTACTAACCTTAAAGTTATAAAGAGATATCCTCTTTCCTCTTGATACTGCACTTGCTCTTAATGCATTGGGCTTCGAGCGTGAAATACGAATCGTACTCCGTATGTCTTTTGCCTTAGCAACATATTCTTCTCGCGCCGATCGAACAGCATCTGTTCTGATTCCTTTTACTGCCTTATTCAAGGAACGGGAAAGGGCCTTTTCGGCCCCTCCCTTAATTCCCGCTAATGCTTTCTGAGTATGTTCTATATTTTCTGTGTTTAAATCGATCATGATTCATTCGCCACCAATGTAATCTCTAAAACACCACCGATATGCCCGACTTCCCCTACAAAAAAAAGAGATCCGTCCAGCCGGAACTCTTCTCCTCGTAAGGGTTCACATTCCATGTCAGCAGCCCTAGCATAAAGAATGATCTCTTTGGAAAAAACGCCGTCTACAGCTTCTGTTCTCGACTGTAGGCGGCGCTCGTGTATGAGGGCTTCATCAATCACGCAAAGGATTTCTTTGTCATTTATCACATGGTACGAAGCGAACTCTGAGGAATTAAAGAAAGTTGTTAAATCACTCTGGACAAAATCTTTAAATCTCGACACCGTTTATCCCAGCTTTATTAGTGCAATTTCAGTAGCACTATTCTTAGGCTCAACGCAAATACCAGCATATGTATTATCTGTAGCTGTAGCTGTCAACTGATTTGCCGTATCATTCCAATAGAGCTTGTCTCCAACTTCAAATGCCGTTGTCTTCACTGCTGGCATTTGATATACACCAGAAATAGATACGGCGCCTACATCCCCTATTGCTATGTTAGTAACTGCGATACCGACAATATTTTTAAAAGGTATAACCTCGCCTACCAACAC